ATCCTGGCGCGATTCAAAAGCAACGATTGCAGGTCGATACGCGCAAATGGCTCTTGAGCAAGTTGGCCCCGAAAAAATTTGGAGACAAGATCGAGGTTTATGGAGATGCTGACAACCCGCTCAAGATCGAGCGCATTGAGCGCGTGGTTGTTGGTGAAGTAATCGAGCAGCGGGCTTTGACAAACAAAGAGGATGAATAATGCACTACATCACAGCACAACAAGGCAAGCGCCCCGTCATCCTGGCGGGGCCATACAAAAGCGAGTCGCAGGCGTGGGACGATATTGCCAATGCTTATGAACACGCCCGCACGTTTGATGACGGGCGTGATCTCACGTTGTATGGCGTAGAGTTGTTGCCTGGATTCAAAAGCCCCGGAAGGCTCAATTTGAGAGGCTTTCAAGTTGCCTGATAGCCCTACCCCTCAAGAGGTGCGCGAAACCCGCTCAAAGGCGGGTTTAAGCGCTTCTAAAGCCGCATCGTTAATCTATCGCTCGACTCGTAACTGGCAGCAGTGGGAGTTAGGCGAGCGAGCAATGGACCCGGCTCTTTTTGAACTGTTTTGCATCAAGGTGAAAAATGAACAACCCGGCGAGTGATTTGATAGCACTGAAAAAGATTTGCAACGAGTTGCAGCGGGTAATTGCTTACTCGAACCCAGACAAGGAAGAGGTGGCGCGGCTGGCCGATGATGTGGTGTTTCTTGGCGAGCAGTTGGGCAAGTGGGCGAGGGCTGAGTGACAACACTCAAAATCCAGACCCCGCGATGGGCTTTGCCCCTGCTTAAGCCTGCGCGATATAAGGGCGCATACGGTGGGCGTGGCTCGGGGAAGTCTCATTGCTTTGCAGAAATGCTCATTGAGGAACATATACTGAATCCGTCTAGTCGGTCGGTGTGTGTTCGCGAGGTGCAGAAGTCTTTGGCGCAGTCGGTAAAGCGATTGCTTGAGATGAAGATCGAGCAAATGGGGGCAGGCCCTTACTTTGAGGTGCAGGAAGCTGTCATTAAGTCACGCAAGGGCGATGGCTTGATTATCTTCCAGGGGATGCAGAATCACACGGCTGACTCAATCAAGTCGCTGGAAGGATACGATCGGGCGTGGGTTGAAGAGGCGCAGAGCTTGTCGCAGCGCAGCCTAGATCTGCTACGCCCGACGATTCGTAAGCCTGGTTCAGAACTGTGGTTCACATGGAACCCAAGCCAGGCTAGTGATCCGGTTGATCATTTGTTGCGTGGCCCAACGCCACCTCCTGACTCGGTGATTCTGCCCGTCAATTACGACGATAACCCTTGGTTTCCTGAAGTGTTGCGCGCTGAGATGGAGTACGACAAACGGCGTGACCCGGATAAATACGCGCATGTTTGGCTTGGCGGATACCTGCAAAACAGCACAAGCCGGGTGTTTAGAAATTGGCGGATCGAAGAATTCGACGCGCCGAAAGACGCGCTTCATAGGCTTGGTGCTGACTGGGGGTTTGCCAGTGATCCTACTGTTCTGGTGCGTTGCCACATCGTTGGGCGTACGTTGTACATCGATCACGAGGCTTATATGGTCGGGTGCGAAATCGTGAATACGCCAGACCTGTTCATGACGGTGCCGGAGTCTGAAAAGTGGCCGATGGTGGCCGATAGCTCACGACCTGAGACAATCTCACACATGCGTTCGCATGGCTTCCCTAAAATCATGCCAGCAGTAAAAGGGGCGAAGTCGGTTGAGGAGGGTATAGAATGGCTAAAAAGCTTTGATATTGTTGTGCATCCTAGATGCAAGCATACAATCGACGAATTAACGTTATATAGTTACAAAACAGACCCAATGACGGGTAAAGTCTTGCCTATACTGGAAGATAAAAGCAATCACGTTATTGATGCTTTAAGATATGCCTGTGAAGGCGTAAGGCGTGCCCAGCCTGAAAAGAAACAAAGCTTTGTTCCATTGCCAACAATCAACCGATGGGGCGACAATACGCGCAGGCATTAAGGAAATCATAAATGGCTCGAATCTCGAAAGACCAGTACCTTGCAAACCTGCACGCCGAGGCGCTGGCAGAGTTCGACAATATCCAATCCGCATTGCGCGATGAGCGCCTGCAATGCTTGCAAGATCGACGCTTTTACTCGCTGGCTGGTGCGCAGTGGGAAGGCCCGCTGTGGGATCAGTACGAAAACAAGCCTAAGTTTGAGGTGAATAAGATTCACCTGGCCGTCATTCGCATCATCAACGAATACCGAAACAATAAGGTGTCGGTGTCGTTCGTGAGCAAAGAAGGCGAGGAATACGATAGCCTTGCCGATACCTGCGCCGGTCTTTATCGGGCCGATGAGCAGGATAGCGTGGCTGACGAAGCTTACGATAACGCTTTTGAAGAGGCTGTTGGTGGGGGATTTGGGGCGTGGCGCTTGCGTACCGAGTATCAAGACGATGAAGATCCCGATGATGACCGGCAGCGTATTTGCATCGAGCCGATTTTCGATGCTGATTCATCGGTGTTCTTTGATCTTGAAGCCAAGCGTCAAGACAAGTCAGACGCTAGGAAATGCTTCGTCATTACCTCGATGACGCGTGAGGCGTATAAGGCGACGTGGGGTGATGATCCTACTAGCTGGCCTAAAGTTGTACATCAATCTGAGTTTGACTGGTGCACCCCTGACGTTGTGTATGTCGCTGAGTATTACCGTGTTGAGGAAAAGAGCGAGACGGTTCGCATCTTCCGCACGATCTCGGGCGATGAAGAGCGGTATAGGCAAGCCGATTTTGACGACGACGAAGAGCTTGAAGATCGCCTTGCCGCCATCGGCTCTACTGAGGTGCGCTCGAAGAAATATAAGGTAAAGCGCGTTCGCAAGTACATCATGAGTGGCGGCGGCATCCTTGAGGATTGCGGATACATCGCAGGCAAGTGCATTCCGATTGTGCCGGTGTATGGCAAGCGCTGGTTCGTGGATAACGTCGAGCGTTGCATGGGGCATGTGCGGCTGGCGAAAGATGCCCAGCGCCTTAAGAACATGCAGCTATCAAAGCTTGGCGAGATCAGCGCGCTGTCTAGCGTTGAGAAGCCTATTCTCACGCCTGAACAAGTGGCAGGCCATCAGATGATGTGGGCAGAGGATAACCTCAAGGATTATCCTTACCTGCTTATCAATCCAATCACCGATGCTAATGGCAATATGACCGTTGGCGGGCCTGTTGCCTACACCAAGCCGCCACAAATTCCGCCAGCATTGGCGGGCTTGCTGCAAGTCACTGAACAGGACATGCAAGACATTCTCGGCAGTTCGCAGCAGGCTGACAAGATGGTCAGTAATATCAGCGGAAAAGCCGTTGAGATGATTCAGCAACGTCTCGACATGCAGGCGTTCATCTACATGTCAAACTACGCCAAGTCTATCAAGCGAAGCGGTGAGATTTGGCTGTCGATGGCTAAGGAAATCTACGGCGAAGAAAAGCGCAAGATGAAGGCCGTCTCAGAAGGTGGCGAGGTGTCGGCAATCGAGCTTTTGAAGCCCACCATCAACGAAGAGTCTGGCGAGATTGAGCTTGAGAATGACCTGAGCGAAGCCGCGTTTGACGTGGCTGTTGAGGTTGGGCCGTCCAGTGCCAGCAAGCGAGCCGCTACGGTGCGTGCGCTCACTGGCATGCTGGCGATCAGCGATGACCCGGAAACCAAACAAGTGCTGCAAGCTATGGCGATGATGAACATGGAGGGCGAGGGCATCAGCGACGTTCGCAAGTTCTTCCGTAAGCGCTTGGTTAGCATGGGCGTGATCGAGCCTACAGAGCAGGAAGCAGAAGCAATGGCAGCAATGATGCAGGGTCAGCCGCAAGACCCGAATGCCATCTTCTTGCAAGCTGCGGCTGAGGAGGCAACCGCCAAAGCTGCTAAGGCTCGGGCTGATACCGTTAAGACGGTGGCCGATGCTGAGTTGAGCCGCGCTCGGACGGTTGAGACGCTGGCTAAGGTTGGACGCGATGATGACGCTGCGGAGATTGATCAAATTAAAGCTGTAAAGGAGATTTGGCGTGTCTGACCCATCAATAAAAGACCTTGCATATCGAGGCTTGGCGGCTACGCTTGGCGGCCCTGTTGATCTTGCAACAATGGTAATGCGTCCATTTGGCTACAAAGTTCCTGAAAAGCAAGTTGTTTTAGGATCTGAGTGGATCGGGAAGAAAATGGAAGATTTAGGGCTCGTTAGTTCTGCTCGTGCTCCGCTTCAAGAGTTTGCTGCATCGATGATTGTTCCAAGCCCTGATGATTTGTATCGGGCTGCGGCAATGGCTCCGGCGCTGATTGGATCAATTAAAAGCGCTGGGAAAATTGACGATGTTCTCAAAACTCTTAATCCGACAGGATCGGTATTTGCATCTTACACGCCAGAGCTGAGGGCAACGCAACCGCTTGCTCCAAACATTGTTACTCTTGAAAAAACAATCGGCGGAAAGCCAGATGATCTAATTACAATTTATCGCGGCGCTCCAAAAAATCAAAAGAAAATTAACCCAGGCGATTTTGTTACAGACAACTTTCAGCTTGCAAAAGATTATGCGGGCGATGGGCATGTACTGAAAATGAGGGTTAAAAAGTCTCAAGTTCTTGATGATATTGAAGAGCCTGGGATGTCTGAATATATTTTCAGACCTTAAAAATGCGGCATCCACCCAGCCGCTTTAATGGGTGAGTTAAACGGGGGCTTTATGACGCAAACGGCAGTGATGGAGGAACAGATCGAAGTCGAGGAAGTCGAAGAGCAGGAAGGCGAAGAACATCAGGATGAGCAAGTTGGCGATGAGAACAAAGCCGTCGCAGACCAGAATGATGAGCAGCCCGAAGAGCAAGCCGACGAACAAGATGAGATCGTTGTATCTATCGGTGAGGAATCGCCACCTCAAGAAGAAGAAACTCGTGCACCTGAATGGGTTCGTGAGCTGCGGAAAGCAAACAGGGAGAAAGAGCGCCGTATTAAAGAGCTTGAGGCCAAGCTAACCCAGACAACTGAGACTAAGCCGGTTACGCTGGGGCAAAAGCCTACGCTTGAAGCTTTTGATTACGACTCTGACAAGTACGAAAGCGCGTTGTCTGACTGGTACGAGCGAAAGCGCGAAATTGATCTGCAAGCTGAGAAGCAACGGCAGGTTGAGAAAACGCAGCAGCAAGCCTGGCAGGAAACGCTGGAAGCCTACGGCAAGGCGAAAGCTTCGCTAAAGGTGCGTGATTTCGAGGATGCTGAAGCTACGGCTCAAGAAACCTTGGACATTACGCAACAAGGAATCATCGTGCAAGGGGCTGAAAATCCCGCCTTGGTTGTTTATGCGCTCGGCAAGAACCCTAAAAAGGTAAAAGAGCTTTCTTCGATTAAAGACCCCGTGAAGTTTGCCTTCGCGGTAGCAAAACTGGAGACTCAGTTGAAAGTGAGCAATCGCAAGGCGGCCCCGCCGCCCGAGAAGGTGGTCAAAGGTACTGGCCGCGTTTCAGGTTCGGTGGACTCAACCCTTGAACGGCTGCGTGAAGAAGCTGCGAAGTCTGGCGATATGAGCAAGGTTATCGCCTACAAGCGGCAGGTGCGCGAAAAATCCAAATAACTCAGGAGTTTTAAATCATGGCAAATGCCTTTAGCAAAGAAGAACGCGTTGCGTTTGAAGATATTCTTGAAGGTTTTAATGACGCTCTAGTTCTTTCTCGTAATGTCGCTACGTATAACACCGACAGCACGATGATGGAACGGACTGACAACGTCCTGTGGCGTCCCCAGCCTTACATCAGCCAGTCGATCTCTGCTGCTCCCGGCGTGGATATCAGCGCGCAATACAAGAACTACACCCAGCTGGCAGTGCCTGCGACCCTTGGTTACAGCAAGTCTGTTCCTTGGACGCTGAATGCTTTCGAACTTCGCGATGCGCTGCAAGAAGGTCGATTGGGCGATTCTGCTAAAAAGCAGCTTGCTTCCGACATTAACGTGGCGATCATGAACGTCGCGGCCGCTCAGGGCACCCTCGTGGTAGATCGTCCCCTAGCAGCTACCGGCTTTGATGACGTGGCGCAGTGCGAAGCCATCATGAACGAACAGGGCGTGCCGTCTTATGACCGTTACCTCGCTCTCTCGACTCGTGATTACAACGGCATGGCGTCTAACCTTGGCAATCGCCAGTTTCTCGGCGCTGGCAAGACCCTGACCGCTTATGAGCGTGCTTATGTCGGCATG